AACCGTGCCGTTGGCAATCAGTTCAACGAGGTCGCCATTGAAAATGGCGGTGCCATAGTTCCGAGCAATCGGAATCTGGCGGATTGCGCCAGCATAGGGTAGGCCGTTCAGTTCATTGATTGGCTTGAAACCGTATGCGGCGTCAACAGAGGGGTAAGCCATGTTGGACTCCTAGATTAAGTGCCTTTGCCAAAAGTCACCTTGGATTTCTTGTCCGCGAACAAGGGCATCCGAGGGTCGTTCTCGCGCATGAAGTTGCTGTCGACAGAGCGCATTTGCGAATCGGCTTGGTTCAGGTAGTAGTCGTTTCGCTGCTCAGTCAACTCAACCGGGGTCTTGCAAAGAAGAAGCCCGCCAATCTCGATACCGTCGGGGAACCGACCGTTCGGGTTAGACAGAACACGCAGCTTGGGCTGCGTAGAAGCCTTGACGGGCTCCCAGCCTTCTTGCATCTTGGCGGAAATATGGGCCGGATCAGCGGTGCCGAAGATGCTCAAACGAATCCACCGAAATGCATAGCCCGGCTCGGGTTCCGGCTCGGGCAGCAGTTGGGGCGGCGTCCACTTGCGTGCAGGGCGCGCCGATTCTTCACGGGTTTCAAGCTCTCGGGTCAAACGATTAGATTCAGCCATGATTATTTCCTCATTTCTTCCGCAACCTTACGAGCATAGAGTTCCAGAGGAACACCAAGCCGCTTGGCGATTTCAACCTGCGATTTCGTCAGCACGATCTTTTTGGGCGCTGTGCTGCGCGACGCAGGAGCTACTACGTTCGATTTGCGAGACGAAGGTGACGCATTCGCCTGCTTCTCCGATTCAAACGAATCGGGAAACACTTGCCGCATACGGGAGTTAACCCGGTCGTAGTACTCGTCTGATGTAGGGTCAATACCGGATTTGATGAGCTTGTTATGCAGAGCAAGCGCAAAGCCCGTCATTTCCTCGTCTTGACCAAACCACTGATTATCTCTCTGCCACTCTAGCGCACGGGAATCCGGTTGAGGTGCAGCTACGTTTTGCTCGGGTTGTACAACAGGAGTTTCTTGTTGTAAAGGGGCGGGCCTAAAATTGTTCACGCGCTCGGTTTTGAGCTTCGCGGTCGTGAGTTCTTCTTGCGCCGCCACCAAAGCGTCAGAATCCCCCGCCTCATACGCTTCCTTGTATTTGCGTTTGGCGTCTTCCAACTCTCCGGCAACTACCTTTTTGGCGTGCTCAAGCAGTGCTTGTTGGCCTTGCGAGAGAGAACCTTTGAGCTTCTTGTTCTCTTCGACGATGGCCTGAGCCGCACGAATAGCCTCTTCCTTTTCACGAAGAGCAGCCTCTTTGGCCCGTCGCTCTTCGTGATAACCCTTAGTAAAATGCTGGATTCGCTTACGAACACCCTCGTCGTACTTCGCCAATTCATCGTCGGCAAAGTCTTTCGGGGGCTCCTTCATAGGCGAACGGCCCCTATCCCCTTCGGGCGTGTCGTCTACGACCTCAATATCGTCCTCGACGGAAAACTCAATGCTGTCTTCCTTTGTTTCCTTTTCGTCGGGGAACTTGAACTCTTCTTTTCCTGCGGGCATGGCTTACTCCTTACGCACGGGTGATACCACGAGGGTCTTGGACCACAGCTTCAACGGAGTCATCGTTGATGATCCGAAACTCTTTGCCGTGGATCTTGATGCGAGTGCCAGTGTTGGGGCGAACCAACACAAAGTCGCCTACCTTGCAAGATGCTCCACTGGGGAAGCGCTTCTCGTCCTTGTAAGCGTCCGGCCCGATCTTGACGACAAACAGGACGGGCGATAGCACTTCTTCGTAGTGCATCGTCTGGCCCGCTTTCACGAGGCCGCTTTCGTACTGTTCGTCAATCTCCGGAAGAACGCACAGGAGGTGGTAGGTAGCGGGGTCGGGGACTTGGCGAGCCTTCTCCTCTGCCGTTGCGGGCAGGGTGGTTGCGGTTTCGCCGTCTTGGCTTACAAGGATTTCACTCATCGTCGTCTTGCTCCAGTTTTCGCACGAGGTCGGTTACGTAAGAATGCGCGAAGGAAAGACCCCGGATTTCCCCGCACATGAATCGGTACTCAGCATGGTCCTTGGCCGCGCCTGAAGCCAGCGCGTCGGACAAACTTTTTTGTCGCTCTTCTATCTCTTTGAGGACCACAGAGAAAACAGTCGCTGCCATACTTACTCCTTATTAGCCCAAGGCCCGACACGGGCCGTTTCGGTCAAAGTCTTCGTTTTGTAGTCAACGCCACAAAATGCAGCGTAATCCTCTACAGACCGCCTGCGGCCCGCACCGTAAATGCCCATTGGACGGCTATCCACAAGCTGCTGAAACCGAGTCTTGGCTTGCTTGTCGCGCTCCCACCAACGTACTGCACGGTCTTTATCGGCTGCTTCGTCCCAGTGTTTTGTTCGGGCAACAGAGCCATCCCCCGTGTCATAGAGGTGATACACAGGGAGATTGGGCGGATGGAAGATGTCCCACCCACGAGTGAATGCGCGAAGCGCCAGCGCTTGCTCCTCCCCCGTGAAGTACGCGCAGGGGTCATAAGGCACCTCGGACACAAAGTTGCCCGGAGCAAACAGACACCCGGCTCCAATGTGGAAGCCACGTACGGGCTTGGTCGTGTCGAACGGCACAGCGTTAAACGCCAACGCTAAGTGGCCGTCCTCAAAGCTGTGTGTAGACGGGACTATGTGTACTAACGCACCTTCAGTAGCTTTTAGCTTTACTCGTTCCCCGTTCTTGATCTCGTAGGCATGCGGATAGCTGGAAAGGAGCGGCTTTCGAGCTTGCTTACGGGCCTCGTGCCACTGCTCGATAAAGTACTCATCCCAGTCCTTCTCGAACATCATGTGCGAGTCAATCTGAAAGAACCAATCTTCACCGTCGTACAGCGTCATTGCCACTGATCGCGCCCAACACGCCCCTCGGGACTGATTGGGCTCCACGCGCAGGTAGCGTATGTACGAGGCCGCGTTCTCATCGAAGCGCAGTCTGCGCTCTTCGGTCTGCTGCTCGACCACGCCAATGCGAAGGCGATCCGCCCTTGACACAGTGTCAAAGGCGTTCTGTATGGTGTACGGCAACTCAGGGTCGCAGTACGACGCAATACTGATGAAGATAGTCTTCACTCGTCGCTCTTAGGTTTCTCTGTCTGCTGTTGGGACATACGCATCTGGATGGCTTGCTGCTGGAGCTTGAGCGTGTCGGACTGGCGCTTGAACGTCATGTCCTGCTCGTGCTCAGCGGCTCGCTGCTGCATCTCCATCGCGTGACGCTGCTGATCAGCCTGCTGCTGCGCGGCTTGCTGTTGCTGGGCCATCTGCATCTCCTGCTGTGCGCGGGCAGCGGCCACAGCCGGGTCTTCACCCTGACGGCTGGCAATCTCCTGCGCCCGAAGCTGCAACTCCTGCTGCTTGATGGCAAGCTCGCCCTGAACTTTCTGCGCCTTGGTCTGAGCGTCCTGCTGCTTGATCTGCAACTCAGCCTGCTGAAGCTGGATGAGCGGATCTTGCGCTTGCTGCTGAGCCTGTTGCTGCTGAGCCATCGCCTGCGCCTGCTGGGTAAGCTGGACTGCGGCTTGTGCCACAAGACGCGACAACTGCACTTCAACGTCCTCAGGCAGTGACTCGTTGGGCGGAGGCAGTTGAACGCCAAGCTGCTCTTCGATCTGCATCCGATACTGGAACGCAAGGTGCTCGTTGATGTGCGCCATGACTGCGGCCTGCATCTGCTGAGCCATCGGCGACTGCCCAACCATCTGCGCGATGCTGGGGTTCTGGATAAACATCATGTGCGCAGCGATGTGCGCGTTGTGGTCTTGGTACAGGAATGCCTTCGTCGGCTTGCCGTTGAGGAACGCCATGTTCTCCGATACCGGGTCTTTGGGCGTCATGTCGTCATCAAGAGGCACGAGCTTGTCGGCGTTCTTGATGCCCAACACCTCAAGCATCTGACGGTGCAACTGCGGCAGATCGTAGATCTGCGGTGCGCCTTGGGCCAATTGGATCGCAGCCTGATACTGCATGATCCGCTGGGCCATCGTGCTGCTGTTGGGGTCCGACACGGGGATGACCTCCACCATGTCGTAGTCACCCTGCTTGGCCTTGCGTGAGCCCTCAACCGGCTCGTAGTCGTAGTCGGTCGGCGTGTAGTCGCGGATGATGCCCTTGAGGAGCTTGAACTCCTGCTTCATGGCGTAGTGCACGCGAGCCTGCACCGCACTCATCAGCTTCAACTGCCGCTCAAGGAGGGCGAGCGTCGTACCTACAGGTGCTTGAGCAGACATGTCCGAGACTTTCATCTCGGAGATCGAACCCAGTCGGCGACCCTCTTCGGTGATCTGGTTCAGTAGCGCCAGCAGCGTCTGGCTCGGCTCCTTGTACGGCAGCGGCATGATGTTGTCACGCACTGCCCCGCTGGGCACGTCTACGTCGCGGAACTCACCCGGAGCAATCGGGGTGTCGTCACCCTTGATACGAAGGCCGCGAGCCTTCAGGCCACCGGGAAGATTGCTGAGAGTACCGGCATCAACCAACTGCCGGATGATAGAAGTGCCAGCACGAGCGTATCCACCAATAATGTGGATAAGACCCATACCGTAAGCACCAAAGCCCGGAATGTACGTGTACTGTACGAAGTGCTGGCGCTTGAGCTTCTTCTCGTCGTCAGGGTTCCAGTTGCGGCGGATCGCAAGGACATTGTTGGTCCCCTTTTCGATAGTGATGATGTACGGCAGTGCGATGCCATCGTCATCCTTGAGAGGATCGCTGTCAATGACCCGATCTACGTTGATCTCGTAGATTTGGTAGCGGTCGTCGTCGGTCAGGCTGTAGCCCTGCTCCTCGGCTTTCTTCTTCTCCACATCCGTATGGATGTTGATGGGGTCGCCCAAGTCGATGTCGCGGTAGAACCCTTCAACCTGCAACTTCCTCAGGTCGTTCTTGGTCTTGCGCATGATGTGCGTCACGCGCTCAGCGTTGAGGATGCTCGACGCCCCGTACGGCATGATGATCTCTTCGGCGGGGACGAACATCGCCACCTGCCGCCCCAAGCCGGGGTCGAAGTAGACCTTCTTGAACGCAGC